ACGCTACTCGATTCTGGGTGCGTTGAATGTGTCGAGCATGGACTTGGACGATGACGGGAACGAAGCGTCCGTTGGTAAGACCACGACCATCGCCGTCCCTGTGCCGCCGGATGGATTTGAGAACTGGCTCGACGATTTGACGGCTGTCTCCGAGGGGGGGCAAGTCGCGCTAAAACAGGCGTGGACGGCCAGTGCCAAGCCCCTGCGGGCACATCTCACCGCGCACCACGCCAAAGTCTGGACTGACCTGAAAGCGGCAGCGGCGGCGGTGGATCTGGAGCCACACGCATGATCGTCCATTCCATGGAGCAACGCACCGACGAGTGGTTCCAACTTCGCGTGGGGAAGCTCACCGCCTCACAGGCTGGGAAGATGCTCGCCACGACCAAGAGTGGCTGGTCGGTGCAGCGACATGATTTGCGGATGCAGCTTGCGTGTGAACAACTCACCGAGTTTTCCTGTGAAACGCCCTTCGTGCCCTCCGCTGCCGTGCAGCATGGGATCGACCAAGAGGATGCGTCCGTCCGATTCTACGAGGGTTTGCACGGCGCGGTCGTTGACCGAAGTGTTGGGTTCCTGGAGTCGGACGATGGTATGTGTGGGTGCAGCCCGGATGGGCTGGTCATGGATGGGCACGTGCGCGGCTTGTTGGAGTGCAAAAATCCCACCACGAAAAACCATGTCGTGTATCTACGGGCTGGTATCGTTCCCCCCCAGTATGCCGCCCAGTTAACACATAGCCTTTTTGTGGCTGGCCCAGACTATAAATTCATCGACTTTTTCTCGTATGATAATCGCCTCCCGCCGGGGCTACAGGCGTTCTGCGTTAGGGAGTGGCGAGACGAAGATCTGATCACGGCCCATACCAACGCGGTTGCCGTGTTTCTGCGCGAGGTCGAGGACGAGGTAGTCGCGCTCCGGTCGTTACAACAGACGCATGAGGAGGTCTATGCCTGAGAAAGCTCCGCTTATATTCTTAAAATGTAGCGCCAAGAAAAAAGAGTTCGCCAATGGAGGATCGCTGTTAAGTCTTGGTATTAAAGCCGAAGATCTGACGGCGTTCATTGCCGAGCATACGAACGAACGCGGGTATGTGAATCTGACGATCAAGGAGCGGCGGGAGGTTGGTCGCTACGGTGACACCCATGCCGTGACTCTCGATACGTGGGTAGCCACGCCGAAAGCGGCACCCATTACGGAGTCGGACATCCCGTTTTGACGGCGTGGACATGGGTATTTCCGTGGCGGCGGTGGTGCGGTGGTGGAACGCGAGACGACACTGCGTCCCGCCTCAATGCCCTGGGTCGCGTCTCACCCCATTGGCTCCACCACGAACGCCAAACGTCCCAGAACGAGTCCCATGGCGTGATCTCGGAAAAGACGCTGACGACCAAGCGCCCTATGGACACTCGCAAACACTCTGGCGTAAATGACATCGCCAAGCAAGACGCCAGCGCCGACGCCTGACCAACTCGCTGATTATGAGGAGCGGGCGGCAATACTGGAATACGACGCGGGGTTATCTCGCGAGGAGGCAGAACGATGGGCAGCCCATTGGTGTTTAGGCCGACCACTCGTACAACCGGGCCTATGGGAGTGACTGAGGAGGGGTTTGCGGCGTTCTGGGCAGCCTATCCAAAGCGACAGGCCCGGAAGGACGCACTCAAAGCGTGGGGGCAGTTACGCCCCAGCGCCGAGGTGCAACAGGCGATCCTCGACGCCTTGCAGTGGCAGGTGCCCGCATGGCCTGATCTTGCCTACGCCCCGCTCCCGGCCACGTATCTACGCGGGGAACGGTGGACAGATGAGCCGCTGGCCGTCGTGCCCAAAGTCGATACGCGTCTACCCGTCTGGGCACAGGCGGCGATGAAGGCGAGGCGAGGATAGAAGTGAAGACGTGGTGCGAGTGCTTGGACTCGGTTTAGGGTTTGTCGTCGGAGTGGCGCTCTTCATCGTCGTACGAAGTCTACGCCCCCGTTTTCGCGGAGGGAGATTGTGGTAATGAATATCTGGACAGAGTTTCGGCGGCATGTCCTGCCGTGGCTCATCGCCGGGGCGGTAATTGGACTCATGAGCTATCAGGAAAATAAGCGGACGGCGCGTTTAAACGAGCTTCTCCTGCGCCAAGCGCAAAGCCTAGAATCCGTACATATTCTCCTCAGTACGCAAGGCTATCTCGTCCCCCCTATTTTGCCCCCGAACGCATCGGAATTCGGGGGCTACGAGTAGAAGTACAGATGGCCCAGAGGCTCCATCCGATGTTCTCTGTCGCGCAGACCTGGGCCACACGCACGGGCAATAGCCTGCGCGTCGTGTCAGGGAATGACCACGATCATGTGCCCAATTCACTGCATTATCAGGACATGGCCCTCGACTTCCATTCCTCTGACTTGCACGGCCTTGCCGCTCACCTACGACGCTTCGAGTATCGGGTGTTGTGGCAAGTTCCGGGGCATTTCGCCCATGTCCACGCGGAAGGATAACGATGGATCTATCACGCTGCGTCACCTGCCCCACTCAACTCAACCCCAGTCAAGTTCGCAATGGCATGCGGCGTTGTGCGGCGTGTCGGAAGGCCCATCCGGGGCGTTTGTATACCACCGGCTGGAAGACAAGCACGAAAGGTCACGCCTGGATGATACTAGCAGGGACTGGCCGACTCCCATCGAAACCGGTGAGCGTAGAAAGCTGGTGGATGAATGCACCACAAGCTGGGTTCACGGCGACGTCTGAGGCACACTCGATAAAGGCACACGCGGGGCCGGTACGAGAACGTGGACTCTATATTGAGGCGAAAAGAGAACGGGGACTGGAAGAACCACGTACCACGCTCGATGCTGCCTCTACGCTTGGAAACTATGACTGAAACTTTTTTCAATGAACAGATGTCTCGGTTGATTGGGTTGCGCTTCGTTCCAGGTGACATGACTACACACTGGGAGGCGCTCCACGATCTCCCGGAGGACATACTCGCCACCGCCGTAGGTCTGGCAGGGCGCACCCGCGTGGACTTCCCCACGCCACACCAATTACGGCAAGACGCCGATATGGGACGCACCGTCACCGTTGCCCACGAGCCTGACCGGGCGGTGACGCTCGACGAGCCGTTCACCGTGATCGTCCCCCACACGCAGTCCACTGTGCGTATCACACGCGAATGGACGTATTACTGCGAGCATTGCTCTGATGGGGGCTGGCGCAGTTGGTGGTGCGGGGATCCTGCACAGAAGAAACCGTGGCAAGCCACCTGTGCCTGCGATACGCCACAACCCCATACCCCGCATGAATGGGTGGAACATTGTGTGTGCTACGCCACTAATCCCGCATTGCTCAGGAAACGTACCGCGCAGCAGCGATATGCCGTGCAGGATGCCCAGAAACCCCGACATTGAGAACGAGGTCATAGTGAAAACAAGTGCTTTTTCCTTACCCGGTTCCGCGTTGTTTTCTCGGGCATCTGATGAGTGGTCAACCCCAAACGACCTGTATACGGCGCTGGACGATGAGTTCTGCTTCACGCTCGATGCTGCCGCCACAGCGGAGAATACAAAAAGCCCCACATTCCTCGACCGTGACCGTGATGCGCTGAAAGAACGATGGGGGCTTATCCCGTCGCATCGCTCGACGCCGCCATCGGTCTGGGTGAACCCCCCCTATAGCCGAGTTCGTCACTTCATGGCAAAGGCTGTTGAGGAGGCAGCGCGGGGCTGTACCGTCGTCTGTCTGGTGCCCAGCCGCACCGATACGAAGTGGTGGCATGAGAGCGTGTGGGATGCCGCTACCCATCAGCCTCGACCGGGTGTAGAGGTTCGGTTCCTCCGTGGCCGCGTGAAATTCGGGGATGGAAAGGGCAGCGCCCCCTTCCCGTCTGCCGTGATTATCCTGCGCCCCCAGCCATGACAGTGGACATCCGGTGTCCAAGATGTGGGGAAGACCGGCAAATTGAGCGTACCCCCACAAAAAAGGCCGACAGGGGCGGGAATAGCTACTTCTGTAACGTGTGTGCCCATCAGTGGAGTGCCGATGCCCATGAGTTACGATGACCGCCAGCGTCAGGCCCGTCTGGTGACGTGGCTCTGCTGCGGGCGCACGGTCTATGCGGTCAATCCCGACCACGGCTGTTGCGCCTGCTGGGGACGACCATGACCGCCCGATCCACCTGGAAAGCCTCAGAACGCCGTGTCGCGGAAGACCTCCTCGGCCAGCGGATCCCCGTCACCGGGATAGACCGGGACGGGGCTGACGTGGTGACCCCCCTGTTTCATGTCCAAGTCAAGCTGCGGAAGAGCCTCCCCCAATGGCTCTGGGACTGGCTCAGTGGCATTGTGGGGGACGCGGCCCGCCACAGGAAGATTGGGGTGCTGGTGCTCAAGAAACCCCGCCAGCGGGACGCTGAGGGGCTGGTGGTGCTGCGCTACGGGGATTTCGTGGATCTGGTGGGGCGGATTGACGAGGAGAGCCATGAGTGTGACCTGTTCGAGGCGCTGCCGATGTATGCCGACGAGCGGGAGCGGTTGCGGGGGGCGGATTGATGAGAAGGGGTGTGCTACGATGCCACCGGAGGTATACGGTCGTGGCAAACATAGTAGCTCGGGGTGTCCCCGACGAGGTGCTAGAGGCGTTCAAGGCGCGCTGCGCCGCCGAGGGGCGCACGCAGAAATACGTCATCACCCAACTCCTCGCGCGCTGGGTGCTGGAAGCGGAGCAGTGAGGAGGTGGGTCTACGCGCTCTGGCGCGTCGTCTCTGGCCGTGGACGTCGAATCCTGCGGCCGACATTCGGCAAGCCGGTCTCAGACCGCTGGCTCCGACAGCAGGCCTACCGCTCCGGCCAGACCGGGATCGACGGCCCAGTGTGGCCGTGGCCACGCTGCAAGGCTTACGAGACGACACAGCGAGGGAGATTGACTTAACGCTGGAGTTTATTGAGCTGTACTTCGATGATCCAGCAGCGTATTGGCAGCATCAGGGGCGCTTGTCGGAGTTGCGGATACTCCTTCCGAAACTTGACGCCCTAATTGGAATAGCGGCCGTGGAGAGGGTGAAGGGGTAGGGATGGGAGATAACCTAGGTGGCGTTATGGTGGGCGACATGGTTGGGTATAGCTCTCAGGGCAATTGGTCGAAGCGTGTTGTTACGAGGGTGACGAAGACGCAGGTTGTCGTGGGAACCACAAAATACAACCGCGCCACTGGCAGATGTGTCGGGGCCAGCCTGTGGAATCACGATTCCATTAAGCCGATGTCTGATCGTGTCAGGGCGTTGATACTCGACACCCAGCGGCGAATACATCTTGTCCACAGGATGCAAGATATTAAATTCATGGAATGCACGTCAGATCAACTCAGGCGAGCATTGGACGTATTGCTAGGAAGAGACATCCGGCCGGCCCCTGATTTGAGGTGAGATGGCAACCTGTATGACCTGTCCCGCGCCACTCCGCGATGGGGATGTGAAGAACGGCACGAAGCGGTGCAAACAGTGTCGGATGAAGCGTCCGGGGCGGCTGTATCCGCCCACCTCGATTCGAGGGCCATCGGCACAGCATGTGATTGCGCTGGGGTGGCCGAAGCCGGTGGATCTGCTGAGTTGGTGGGCGGGGCTCCCTCCGGAGGGGTTTACTTTGAAGGGGCAGGCGGAAGCTGGGCGGATGAGCGCGCAGTTTCGGCCTGGTGGGGTGAAGTCATAAAGTCATGTGCATTGTGGCCTGGGGGGTGGGATGACGAAGCGAGACGAAGCGACGGGGCTGGGGGATGTGCCGGTGTCTGAT